AAACTTTTCTAACCGAACGGAAACTAGATTGATGAACTTTTTGTCAACGTATGTACTCATATAGACCATTCAGTAAAGTCTGATTTTTCTTTCATTGCACCGAACCCAGAACCATAAACGTCATCTGGTTTTTCTTGGTTCGACTCAACAAGACCAACTTGCTGTGCGTCTTTTACATCATACAACTTCATCTTAGACCGATCAATACCAAGAACAAACTTTCTGTTGGATACTGCATCATTGTATCTGTTCTTAAGTTGTTTGATCAGAACTTGATTCTGTTCGTCCAATTCCTCTGTACCAATCATGGCAATCATAAAGTCAGCAGTCGCTGGCAAACCAAAGGATTCTGAAGTATCCTCAAGTCCGAAATCACTAGAAGCAAAACCACTTCTGTTCACCTGAGTCGCAGAGAAAACAGGCACATTGTACTCAACAGCAAGTCCTCGGAGTTCTTCGGCGATTGCTTTGATGTAGTTGTAGCTGTTCACATTACCATTGTTCTTAAGTCTGGCACTTGCACAGATGTTCAAGTAATCAACAATGACAATATCTGGCTTGAACTTCTTCTTCATGGACAACTCTTCAAGAAGAATTCGAATGTGATTGGAGGTAGCAGTTGAAGTAGGATACTCCTTGATAATCAACTTACCTGTAAACTCACTCGCAACTCTACTGAGCTTGGTGTCATAAATTTGCTTTGGTAGGTCATGAAGATCATCCATGCTAATGTCCATCAGATTCGCATCGATTCTTTCTGCGATTCTTTCCTCTGCCATCTCGCAAGTGATATACAGGACATTCTTGTTCTGCACCAAACAGTTCGCTGCGTGGTGACATAGGAACAAAGACTTACCAACACCCGTACCAGCCATAATGATGTTCAGTGTTTTGTTTGGTGTCCCACCATTAGTAATCAGATTCATGAACTCAAGGTCAAAGGGAACTCGATTCTCTACCTTGTGATAGAAAGCGTACCGATCATCCGCATCTTCGATGTAGTCGTGTCCAATGTGAGCATCAAACGAAACAGAAAGAGCATCCGAAAGAATGTGTGGAATAGCAGTTTCAGTTTTGGCCTTGCTCTTACCATCAATGATCTGAATAGATTCCATAATGGCATTGTACACTGCTCTACGTTGACAGAATGATTCTGTGGTTTCCACCAACCAATTTGAATCAACATCCTCAGGCTTATCAGATATCTCACGAATCAGAGTAACACAATCATCATACTCAGATTGAGCAAGATCTCGTCTCTCATTCAAAGAGATGCGGATAGCCTCTGGTGCAGGAAGACTGTTGTACTTTGTAATGAACTCAGAAATCAGTTCGAATACAATTTTGTCGCAACGATCAGAGAAATATTCAGGTTGTATGAAAGGAAAGGCTTTTCTAGAATATTCATCCGTGTGGATCAGGTGTCGAAGTATCGTTTGTTCCACTCTCTGCATATTCTTCTCCATTTCGTAGCCTATCTTGTTCTTCTTTCAACGTCTTAATTTGTTCTTCTATCAGTTCAGGAATGTCCGCTGTATCGTCGTAGGATCCCTCCTGAGCTAACGAAGGTAGCTCTTCTTCCATAATCCGTACCAACAGATCCCCTGCAAAGTTTTTGAAGTCTTCGTTGTCCTCAAACCCATCAGGCTTGTTTAGGATGTTGTAGTTGAACTTCATCTCAATGGTATCATCTTCTCTCTCATTGAAAGAGACTGTTCCATAATGGAAATGAAGGCCTTCATATTCACCCTCAAGAATGCTAATAGCATCGGTTTCTAGTCCCTCAATGGGAATGTAATTAAACTTCACTTGGCTCATCAGTCTGCTCCGTTTCTGTGTTTTCCATTGTACCATACTTGAACTCAGAAGCAACCGCTTCCTCTAGCCTTTGCATGACTTCTTCTGTAAAATATTTTTCTGGCTGCTTGTATAGCTGCTTCTCATAAATCTTTGTGCCGTCTGGCATCTCAAGTCGAGTGGATACCTTCTTGAAGATTTCATACTTCAAGGCAACCTCGGTCAATCCATAGTATGGGTTGAGTCCATGATCGTAGTTCAGAATGACATCCACCATAGAATTTTCTTTTGTCAATCGACCCTTGAAGAGTTTACAGTGAATGATGTTTCCAACAACATCGGTTCCTTCCTTCACCTTCTTCTTGGAGAGATAGACAATTGTGGATGCGGCATACTTGAGACCAGAACCACCACCCATCGTCTTCTGTGGGAACATGGAACCAACAACATCGTAAGTGTGGTTCGTCATGATGAGCGGAATGCCTGCTTTACCTAGCTTCATGGTAAGAACACGGAAAGTCGCCTTCACCAACTGTGCGCGAGTCATGTCCTTGGTCAACTTACCCTCTGCGGTGTCAGTCATTTCCTTTTCGGTAGAAAGCATCCCAAGAGAGTCAAGACAGATAAGCATGGGCTTACGTTCACTCTCAGGAAGTTCAAGATAACTGTCCACGATACTAATCGCTTGATGACGAAAGTTCTCCACTGTCGCTACAGGGAAAACAGCAACTCGATTTGGATCGCAACCACGATCCTTGAACATGTCCGAAGTTACAGCCTGTTCGCTGTCAAAATAGAGTACAACACCATCAGGGCGATCACGGAGAAATTTATGTACAATGCCCATAGTAAAGTAAGTCTTACCAGTCGCACTTTCACCAGCAATAGCGAGAATTTTATTATCAGGTATACCCCCGTACAGACTGCCAGAAAGAAGAGCATTAAAAATATAAGACCCAGTGTCAACGAATCCATTTACGTCACTCCCTTCGATTCCCTGCGAAACGATGTTTGCATATTCATTATTTGCTTTCTTTACCATTGACTCTAAAAATGACATACGTTCTCCTAAAATAGTGATTCAAGGGTGGAAACCTTTTCGTGCTTCCAACCGATTGCGTCAAGAATGTTCTTGAGGGGATCTAAGAAACTTTTTTCGAACTGCTTATCATAGTCGATAAACTCCGACAATTCAAACTCTTTCGGGATAGAATTTGCAAAAGATATGACATGATCTGTACCATACACACCACCGACTGGATTCGGCTGTTTGAGGTACAGGAACTTCACCTTGTCACCCTCTTGGATTTGTTGATACTTTCGATCAATACCATACTCTTTCAAGTAGTGATTATATATCAGCGCACCCTTGACTGCAATCGGCGTTGACTTTCTGTAAATACTAGCCGAGTCCTGATACTTCTCCAGTGCAGACACACCACGGGGGAACGCAACGTCCTCTGGTATCTGATTGAAAAAATCAACTCGGACTTGATCGATGAATTCAATGACAGACTCCTCGTCACTGGTAAGAATCAGTTTGATCGCCGTCTTGAGTTTGTCCCGAACAAACTGAGGAGTTGAAGATCTCGTAGTCTCAATACCCATGATCTTGAGCTTAGGTTCCTTGTATCGAATACCTTCACTATCATGGACATTGAGCATGTACCTTTTCTTCGCGGTCCAAACACCCTTGTCCGCGATCACTTCACGTTCCATTACCATCTTGTTTTCGAATACGTTTAGCATCTTACCCAACTCATCATACTTCTTGTCGATGAATGGTTGTATGATCTCTTCACAACTTTTGTTGAGGAAGTTCGTAATCTTGATCTTGTCATCACAGCCAGGAAGAACCTTGTCCACCAGATTAGAGAGACGAAGGTACACAGAGTCGGTGTCGCTTGCAACGATATAGTCATAGTCATTGGTGCCAAGCGTTTCATTGAGGAACTCGTTCAACTTGTCCGCGATCCATCGAATGTTCAACTGACCAGATAGTGTGATCGCTTCCGCCATGCGGACATCGTAGTATCGAAACCACTCGTTACCAATCGCACCATAAGCGGAGTTCAATTGAATCTTACGAACCAACTGGAAGTTGTTGTACTTTGCAATCTCATTCTCTAGATTCTCTCCTGCTTGCTGACGCTTTTGACATTCGATCATCTTCTTCTTGTACATCTTACGTTCTTTGTACATGGTTTCCATCAACTCAGCGAGAAACCCTTGCTTGTCCTTTTGGTAGCAAGTTCCATTCGATGCAACAGAGTATCCCATGTTTGTAAAGTTCTGTATCTTCTTGTACGCTTTGCTGCTGCGTTCACTCTTTCCACCATTTAGGATATTGTCTGGTCCAATACCAAATCGCTCACCTTCCTCCATAGGAATGAGTGTCTCGGGGCTGATGTTGTATTGCATGATCAAGTGGGGATACAGGCTGTTCAAGTCGAACGAAACAATCCAGTCATGCTTACCAACGATTGGTTCCTTGACATAAGCACCAGCGTATTGGGACTCCTTCTTCATCATCGACTTTGATGGTATTGCAATCTTCTTCTTCCGAAGGAAGTGGTAGATGATCTGATCCCACGTTCGAACCTGAGAGAAGATATCCATCAGGTTCACTTTGGCGGAGTACGCAAGAGAAGTCGCCAGTTCAAGTAGCTTCAGCTTGTCTTCTAGTTTACCGACGAGTTCAACGTCTTTGACATTATACTCAACGAACTTCTGAAAGTCTTTCTTGTAGAAGTCTGCCATGCTGTCGAACTCGGCATAAGACAGTTTGCGTTCTCCCAGTTCCACGAATGCAATATGATCTAGACGGTACGACTCCTGCGTGACGTAAGTAAACGTAGTATAGAGTTCATAGTAGTCCAAAGTGGCGATACCCACCAACTCATAGACATTATGTTCTCTGTTCATCCGTGTGATTTTTCTCTCCTTCAGTACACGCCATGGTGACAAGAACTTCTCTTCCTTGTTGTCGAGGATGAACTGAATTCGATTGACGAGGTACGGGATATCAAAGAAACGAATGTTCCATCCCGTTACGATGTCTGGTTTCTCGTTGTCCCATAGAGAGATGAAATCCAAAAGCATGTCCCGTTCGTTTGTGTGAACATGACACGTTATATCATCTCGATCAATATGAAAATGGTCTACGCCGAACACATGGATGTCACCACCAAAATCTACGGTGATTGCAATGATCGACTCTGTTGGATTGTCTGGATTGGGAAATCCACCATCCGAGGTAGTTTCAATATCGATGTTGGCTGTCTTGAGTTGTGATGGATCATACTCCATCTCTTCAGGGAAGCGATCACTGATATATTGATACTGAAAATCGGTCACACCATGAACAGAAAATCCAGCGACTCCCTTGTAGTCTTTAATGAACTTTCGCGTATCATTAATACCACCAGCAACAAACGGTTCGACGTTTGCTCCGTGAAGAGTTTTCCACTCACTCGGTTCCTTCGTGGGGACAAACACAGTAGGCTGAAAGGGAACCTTCTCCTGAATCGGAGTTCCGTTTTCATAGCCTCTGTAAAGGATGTTGTCCCCACGCACAGCTACATTTGTATAGAATTTCATTTGTTCAGACAGGGTGATGCATCAAGTTGTTGTACTGGGGTGGGAGGTCTTGTGTGTCATCTGTGTGAATATTGAAAGATGGAAGTTCTGGAGAATCACCAGCAACTTCACTTTCATTCTTGTCCTTGACAAAAGCCGAGAACAGAATCATGTAGTTGATGATGTCAAGAACTGCGTCTTCATACCCTTCATTGTCTACCTTGAGTTCACCCGCACTGACAAAGGTGCTGAGGCGAGAAACCTTGTCGATGACACGGACGAGAAATCCCTGCTCGGTAGAACAGACACCCATAGCTTCGCAACGTTCAAAGTTTGCAAAAGGTTGTCCACCATCTTGTCCAGCGTAATCATGATTCTTTTGTTTCATGATACCCACAGCTTTTTCACACAGTTCTGCGTGGTGATTGAGAAGTTCTTTACGATTCATAATTTATACTCCAGTTGATCCGAACCCACCAACTCTATCGGTCTTATTCTCTGCCTTGGCGGTAGTAGAAGAGAGATAAGTTACAGTATCATAATAACGAATAATTTCGAACTGTGCAATCCTGTCACCGTGTTCAATTGCATACGGGACTTCAGTTGTATTGAAGAGAGGAACAAACACTTCCTCTCTATAGTCTGCATCAATGACACCTTCACAGTTCACCATTGTGACTCCGTGCTTCCATGCAAGTCCCGAGCGGGGGTGCATACGAACCGAATACTCTGGTTCAATATCAAACACCATTCCTGTTGGAATCAGCGCACGACTGTTCGGTGGAATGATGATCTTGGTATGGGGTGTGTCGTTCTCCCATGTGACTTCAGGCGAAACTTCATGAGGTGTGTTGGTGCGATCAATGATCTTGACCTTTTTGAAGTTTGGTGCCTTGTCCTCGGAGATGACTGGTCCGCGCAGGTGAGCATGAACATCAAAACAGGCAGACCACTCAGTTTGACGTTCTGGAACGATTACGTTGGATTGTAGTTTGTGTATAATCATAAGTATATAATATCACCTTCTCACCAAAAGTCAAGTCACTTTACTGCTAAACTACCACCTTCTTCGGTTGGATCATAGGCAATGCTCTTGATAGTTTCTGCTTCTGTCAAAAGACCAGTTGCAGTGGCAATCAAAGCATCAATCAACTGAGTGTCTAGATCAGTTTTAGGTGCCACTTCTTTGAAGTTGTATGCGATGGCTTCAAGTCTGGATTGCATCTTATTGACATCGGCAATAAGAGCGGCGTAGTGTTGAATATTAATCATTGTATGTTCCTTTTAAAAAAGTTATTACGGGAGTGTTACCAACCAAGATGACCAGTGGGTGTATAACCACCAGGCCAAAAATATGCTGTTCCGACGAATGATTTATACTTATCTGTCATATCAACTAGATATGTTCCAAGAGGATCTTCGCCATCCATTGGGTATATGTAGGAATCAAACCAAGCTACATCATATGTTTTATCTGGAGTCCATGTATAGATATCATCATTTATGATTTTAATTTTTTTGGAGGAAGGAATATGAGGGGAGAGAAGATCAATAACTTCTTGATACTTTTCTATGACGGTAATGCTCGATACCTTTGAGTTGTTTAGCAATGGTTGTAAAACCATTCCCAGTCCCAATCCAGCAAGTAAAACATCGCCAGTTGCAACAGACAAAAAAGTAGACGCTTGCTCCGCTTCTTCTTCAGTGTCTTCCATTATATTCATCCACTTACCACTGATATGTTGATAAAGAACTGTATAATCACCAGCAACTACCTTGTAATCACCGCAAATTCCACTGGGAACATTTACCTTGTATCTAATCCCTACCATCGTCGCCCAGTCTTTAGAAAGTTAGTGTCACTGTAATAGTTACGTTGTCTGTGTCATCAAGATTGTTGTCAGTCCAAAAAGTTCCGGCCTCGGTACCGCTTGAATTCAGCTCAAATCTAGGTCTTGAGTCGGTGCCACCGATGGAAATCGAATCTGCGGTAAACGTATTGGATCCCACAGTTATGGTAGCAGAAGTTATATTGTTAGAGATTAGTGTCTTTGATCCATATTCAGAAGAACTGGTATCGTTACCCTGTACTCTGAAGCGAATCTGACTGTTTGAACCCAACTGATATTGACTATTTGTAGCAAATGGGGCAAATTGATCTACTAGATCTCCACTTTCAGTTCCCACTGCATCTTGTTTTCTTCTGTCGGTCAGAGGTGAGCCACGAGAGGTAGCTCTATCAGTCTGGGCAGTGTAAATATACTGAGGGGCACTCGCTGCTGGTGTAGGGAAAAATAACCAATGGGGACTCATAGTGCTGCTGTATACTCCACATTAAATATCACATCAAGAGCGGACGAGTTACTGGATGTTACTAAAGTAAGAACAGCATCAGCAGAAACAGAAGTGTTTGCAAGTGAAGACTGATCTCCACTTGAAGAACTCACACTTGCCGCCTTAATCGTATCCGAACCATTCTTCAGAGTAGCGGTTACCGTACCAGACGCAGACTTGATATAGAATCCTGTGATTGTTCTTGCCGTTGCAACCTTCGGATCCAGTGTATACGTTTTATCTGCGGCGGTTTCAATTTGTCCTGTGTATGAATCTGTTCTGAGAGCAGTTGTTGTTTGAGTACCATCACTGAACGTAACACCACCAGCACCCACACTAATACCAGCAAGGGCGCTGATAAAAGTGAACACAGGATTTGCACCCGACACGACTGACTGATCTAACGCTTTAACATCTGCAATAGATGTAAGTTCAGAATCCATTAAGGCACCTGCTGATGTTACATTAGCAGTGTCAGTTACATCAGCACTTGCTTCAATTCCATCCAACTTTGATTCCTGTGAATCTGTCATCAACCTCTTGTTCGACGCATCGGTGAAGTTCGTCGTGTTGAATGTGGGACTTGCACCAGACACGACTGACTGATCTAATGCTTTAACATCTGCAATAGATGTAAGTTCAGAATCCATTAATGCACCCGCAGATGTCACGTTGGTAGCATCAGTTACATCAGCACCTGCTTCAATTCCATCCAGTTTACCTTTCAGTGTATTGGTAAACGCAGTTGACATGGTAGTACCGTCAGTAAACGTAATACCAGCAGAACCTAAACTAATACCCACAAGAACAGCAGTACCCGTTGTGAAGTGAGCAATGTCTGGTTGGAAATACAGACCCTCGTGTGTGGTTCCACCGTCACTCTTTAGTCCAAGCGAAGCAGAACCTGCCGCGGAACCCGAAGCAAAGGGAATATGATATTGTTCGCTATCATTTACTGCGGTCACACTAACATTGGTTGCAGTGGTTGCGCTGGTGGCACTACTCGCAGAGAGTGCTAGTGTTGCAGTTCCACTAAACAGAGTTGCAGTCACAACACCATTCGCCAAATTCACACCACCGATTGTAGAACCACCAACAGATATTCCACTGGTAGAATCTATCACACCACCAACAGATAGGCCAGCATCGGTGGACAAACCAGCAACGTGTAGATGTAAACCACTTGTGGTGATAGCACCAGT